TGCAAACAAAGAAGCGATTGTCCAAGGAGTACCACTAAAAGATTACTTTGATAAAGATGGTAATTTAAATCTTGTGCAATCAACAACTGAAAGTGGTATGAAAGTTCGTAAACCTGCACCCATAAACAATAAACAAACAGCTCCTACTGTCAATGACATAGTTAATGAAGCTGATGGTAAAGATGGTAAGTATTATAGATACACAGATGGGCAAGAAATAAAAGACCCTGTGCCTAAAGGTAAAGCAGAACTAATAGTTAAACAAGTATTAAGAAAACTTAAAACTAAACCTACAGTTACTGTAGTTAAAAACAGAGAAGAATTACAAGAAACAAACCCTGCGTTGTATAAAAGAGCAACAGAAGCTAGAGATGATTTTGATACAGTCAATGCATCAGGTTATTCTTTTGGTGACCAGATAATAATATTTACAGATTTTGTTAAAGATGAGCAAATGCTGCGGAGCATTATTGGGCACGAAGCACTAGGACACTTTGGCTTTAGAGCTTTCTTACCAATGAATAGACTCAAGTTAGTATTTGATGACATCTACAATAGTGACCCAGCTATAAGATTAATAGCTGATATGAATATAAACAATGGGCAAGAAAAGTATGAGGCTATAGAAGAAGCATTAGCTGACCATGCTGCCTATGTTGATTCACATATACTAGCAAGATTTTGGAACGCAATTAAAAACTTTATGCGAGATGCATTTGGCATAGAGTTCCAAGATGATATGACAAGATACTTAATATTCCAAGCTCGCAGGAACTTGCGTACAGGCGGTAGTGGTGTTGTAACAGTAGGGAAAATGATGGAGAACATGAACAGACTAAGAAACGAAAGTAAGTATGGTCGTTACTTTGTCGAAACACACTCAACTGTAGCAGCTAAAGGTTTAACAAGTATGGCACAAAGACTTACTAACAAATCAGGTAATCTATTTAACTATAAAGAATATTACGATGGAGCTAAAAAAATTGGTAGGCGTATGTATGGTCAAGGTGATGCATCAGGAGCTTTTGGTAGGATACTTGAAGAGTTTCAAACATTAGATAACGTAGCTTTGCGTAGTGAAGGCTTATCAAAAATCTTTGCATTGTTCCAAGGACAAACAGCAAGGACAAGAAAGTATCAACAGATATATGGTGATATGACTAAGTTTACCCATAGTGCAAATTACTCTGGTTTGTTTGGGCAAAACGGACCTACAGCACAAGAGCTAGAAATAGCAGGTAAACTACTAGCATTTGGTGCATTGTTTAAAAGCGGTCAAATTAATAGTGACGCTGATATAAGAAACGCTCCGTCACTAATAACAAAAGACGGAGAAGGTAATCCAGTTATTGATTTAAAAGCTTTTGAAAAAATGAAAGCTGATAATATTATAAGTAAAGAAACTTTTGAAAAAGGTCTTGATGTTCAACTAGATTTTCTAGAAGACGGTACACCTAATCCAGATGGTAGACCTTTTAGATTTGAACCTGGTGCTATTAGCGATAGAGTTTATAGAATTTACCAAGAAAATAGAAACGCTGTAGATGAAGCTGCTAAAGATTTATTAGAGTCTAACCTAGAAGCTACCGTATCAGAAACTACAGATATATTACAAATGGTTAGAGAGTATGCAGAAGACAGTCGTGGCATAGGAGCTAGTGCTCAAGATGTAGCTGCGGCAAGAACTATCCTAAATAAATACAAAGAGATTTATTCTGAAGGAGCTACGCTAGAAGGTGTAGGTATTAAGTATGACCCTAAAGCTCAAGATAAAGCAGAAAGATTTATAAGGGACGTTAATCGTGCTTTATGGGAACCAAAAAAACTTGAAGACTGGGTTAGTGGTAATACCACTGAAGTACCTGTATTACAAGATGGCAGTGAACAGTTTACTGATGTAGTAAATAGTCTGCAACAACTACATGAAATCTATAATAATAAAAAAGCTGACGCAAAAACAGTAACAGAAACAATACAAAACTTATTAATACTAGATTTAAAAAATACTAATAATGAATTTAATGCAAAGAGAACTATACTAGGTGGGTATGTACCATTTACTAGGCGTGGTAAATTTCAAGTAACACTTAGAGCTTTTGATAATGATGGTAATGAAGTGGAGCTAGCTGACCATACTAAAAATGTTTTACCGTACTACCAAGTTGCTACTGCAGAAGATGCAAGAGCTTTAACAGAAGAGTTAACACAAGACTTTAGTGATACAAAATATAAATTTGTAGACAATAACTTACAAGAAGTAGAAGTTACTTTAGAAGCAAGAACAGCTGCTGTGTCAAAAAGTGCACCCGTATCTAGTGAGATGAATCTAAATGAATTTACTAGCATTATGGCTAGAGTAGTAGGTTCTTTAAATCCAGAGCAACGAAAGAAAATAATTACTGCTTTAACAAAACAAAGTGATAGAGCAAGAAAAAGTTTACAACGTTCAGGCACAGCTGGTTGGGACGCAGATGTTGTAAGAAGTGTATCAGAACATTTAGAAACTATGTCTCACGCAGCGGGTAAAACTTTTTATTCACACAAATTAAATAAATATACCACTGATGTAAAACTATGGAGTAAAGGTAATAAGAAAAAACTAAACAGACTTAGAGAAAACATGGAGCGAGTAGAACAAACAGGTAATGATGAGCAGATACAAATTGCACAACAACAGTATGATGCTTATGCAAACCAGTATAGATATAGTGCGGAGAAAGGTGAAACCATTACTGTATTTAAAGGTAGTGGTAGAGGCAGAGAGTCAATACAAGTTGCTACTGAAGGTGAAGGTAATAGATATAAAGACATAGCTAGTGGGCTACTAGATTTCTATGGTAGAGCAGGAAACATAGACGTATCTACAGAAGATATGCTTTCAGGTGAAGCAGGTTCTGCTATAAAATTATTAACAGTAACTACACAACTTGGTGGTTCTCTTGCAACAGGTATTATAAATACTATGTCTATGGTCACCCATAGTATTCCTTATTTATCTACGTATAACGCTAAAACTGGATATGGTGGTGGCTTTGGTATGGGTAGGTCGGCTAGTGCTATGACTATGGCGTTAAGAAATATGAAGAACTTTAACCTAGAGAACTTGTCTCATGTACAAAAAGTAGCGGACCCTAAAGAAGGTAAAGCATTACGGAGTAAATACGGTATACGTCAAGACGAAGCTCAAGTATTACTTGAAGCTACTGAACAAGGTGTACTTCAAGCGGCACAGTTTAATGCTCTTGTTGGTACAGCTAGAGGTGGATTGATGGCTAAGAAACAATTAGCTGCTGGTGTCAGAGCATGGATGAAAATATTCTCATACACAGAGCAGTTAAACAGAAGAACAACTTTCTTAGCAGCGTACAGATTACAAAGAGATAAGCTACAAAATGCTGGTCAGAGTTTAAAAGAAGCTTCTAAAAATGCAGAACAGTTTGCTATAAGAGCTGTTAACACATCTCAAGGTGAATATGGAATGTTTAACAGACCACAAATGGCTCGTGGTAATGTACTTCAATACATCTTTATGTATAAACAATTTGTAATTATTACTGTAGAACTTATAAAAAACTTAGCTCCGAAAGAAAGATTAATATTACTTGGTATGCTTGTGTTACTTTCAGGATTAAAAGGTTTACCGTTTGCTGATGATATAACAGATTTAATAGATACATTAGTGCAAGCACGAGGTATTAAAATGGGAACTGTAGAAAAAGAATTAACAGAACTTATAGAAGAACTTGCACCTGGAGCATCACCAATAGCTATGAGAGGTCTATTGGATTACTATCTTGGAGCTACCATATCTACAAGATTAGGCTTCGGTGATTTGGTACCACTAACGGGGCTTGGTAAGGCAGGCTCAGACAACTGGCAAGAAGTTAAAAACTTTTTTGGGCCTGTGTATTCTGCAGCAGAACAATCAATAGTTACAGCAAATTTAATAGCACGACAAGGTGCGGAAGCTATAGGACTTAAAGATGATACAACAACTTGGTCTGATATATTTAAGAACCAACCATTCGGTGCATTAAGAGGTGTAACAGATGGTATATCTTATATGGCAAACGGACATATAACAAACAAACAAGGTAAGATATTACAAGAAGATGTAAGCGGTCTACAGACTTTCTTTAGATTTTTAAACTTCTACCCAGCAGGAGCTACTTATCAAAATGATATTATAAGGATGAGTAAACAAACTGATGGTTATGTTAAAGCAATTAAAAAAGGTTATACCGATGCTTGGGTTAAAGCAAAACTAGTAGGAGATAGAGACAGAATGAGACAGGTAGAACGAGATGTTAGAGAACATAACCAAGACCATAGAGGTACTGAGTTTGAATTAAAACGTTGGTTGCCTTCAGCACAAAGAGCATATAGAGCTTGGTCACTACCAGCGGCTCAACGATACAAAAAGTTTGCTCCTAAAAATATCAGACCTGATACACAATTTTTATTAGACGCATACGAAGACGCAATAGATAATCACTAGATGATATGTAAAGTTTTAGGGGGTACCTAGGGTACAGCCCCCCTCTGGAAACAGTCTTCTCGAGCCTCTCAGACCCCTTCTTTTTTGTCGAGAACCTGTAATTGTCCATATGACAAGTCATCTGCTTCAATATCAGCGTTATCTAATAGACTCTGAAATCTAGGGTGAGTAAGATTAAATCCAATAACATAAGTCTGTGCTAACTTCACAGGAGTATCTTTACCAAGTGATGCTTTCTCTGACTTAGGAGTAGCGACTACATTCTCAGCAACAAGTTCCTGTTTGAATGTCTTATAGTCTGCACCACGCATAGATAACCACTTTCTAAAATGAGTTCTGTCAATCATCATAGTGCCTTTATCAAACGCATCAGCAGCTGACTTTCTAAATACATCTAATCTTATTCTTATATCTCCTCTTGGTATTCTAGCAAAGTCTGGTTGTGCTTTTTGTCCTGTTGTATGCATAATAGTTACTGATGTATCAGCTGAGTCAGCCATATATTCTGCAATTAAATCAAACGCATCTACTTGGTTTTCTTGTACAGTTCTACGGATAGCTCCTATCTGTGCGAGTACCCATTCAGTAGACTTCTCATAGTCATAGTCTATTAACCCCCATTCTTTAGCTAGGCTCATAGATAAGTCAGCAAGGATAATAGCTTGTTCCCAATATCTCTCTTGTCCGCCAAAACTACATCTATATTTTTTACTAAAATTATCAGAAGCTTCTGCAATAATAGATTGAATACCTTCTTCCCCCATCTCTACTAGCTTTTTAATAAACTCTCTACCAGCATGACCATAATTTTGATGGATAGCTTGGTATATTTTTTTGCCTACCTCACTGTTTCTCGTGAAGACATCAGTCTGTGGGACAGTTAATTCTAAAAGTCTAGCCATCTGTGCGTCTGTGTCCAGACCAGAGGCAATCAGCTTACTTTGTAGAGACTTGTTGGTAGATACTAGTACAGGTGTAGCCCATGTTTTAGCATCTCGTTCTTCCGCATTTCTATTAAGTCTTGCTTTATCACGCCCCTGTGACACCCAATAACAAAAGTCTCCTACTTCTTTATCGTTCATCATGGTTACTTCATCTATAGTAAGTGGTAAGTTAGCGTATGTACCAAGTCGAGAGAACAAAGCCATCTGTGTATACTTAGCTGTAAAGTGTAACTTCTCAGGGCTTCCATATATAGACTGAGCCCAATACTGTGCTAGTGTTTTACCACCGCCCGTTGGTCCATATAGTGATACTGTCAATCCTTTAAGTCCAGTAAAGTTATATAGGGGTGCAGAGAATGCCACACCTAAACAGAACATATGCGATTTAAGGTTAGCCTTATCCATAACAGAAGTAAGATTAGTCCATTGTTCTAATGAACCTTTAGCACCATATAAATCTGAGCCTTGCTTTTGTATAATGGAGGCTAAGTTTATCTTCTCCTCTATTACAGACCCGTCAGGTTTTCTTTTTATTAATAAATTACCTAATAGAAAAGATGAGTTCTTTTCTTTCCAACCCATAGTAGAATACAAATTTGTCATGGTGCGAATCTGTCTTAATTCTTCCATGTAAGTTCTTAGCATAAGCTGAAAATACTCCGTTTGTTTCTTATTGTACAGTACAATACCTTGGTCTGCTATAGCACTAGGGAATTCCCTACTACCATCAGTAAGATATGCTTGCCTTAATGATAGTTCTTGCCACCCCATATGTGGTCTATCCCAATGAAATCTTACAGTTTCGTACCCTAATGACTCATCAAATCCGTAGCCTACTGGGTATATATCAAACTTACATATGTCTATATCTGTATCATCTATGGTAATTTTAATACCATCCTTAGTTCTTTTAAATGGTTTAGGCATAGGCACAGCGTTAGCTACTTTATCAGGAGCTTGTTTTATTATAGGAGTTTCTTGATACTGAACACCTAGTCTAGCTGGTGAACCTATCTTACCTTTATACTTACAACCTCTACAACCTGTAGGTCTATTAGATTCAAACTTTGCACAGGTAGTTGGGCCTGAAGCAGACTCTTTCCACTGAAGAAGTTTATGTTTAGTTGACTTCTCACTATATCCTGAATGCCCCCTAGACCACTCTATAGCCGTTGTTTCAGGGTTTTGGCAGAAAGCTGCTACTCCTATAAGGGAGTACCATAAAGGCTCATCTACTTTGTCTTGATGTGATATAGCCCACTCTATTTGTTTACACTTGCTAGCTACTACTGAACCAACAGCAGACTGGTGTTCACTCTTAGTAGATAAATTATCTAACAACGAGTTGTCACGAGTTTGACCTTTGGATGACGTTGTGGCCGCAACGTAATAGTAAGATAAACTTGTCTTCAGATGTGCAACACTAGTTGGCTTAGATTCTACTAATACCTTAACTTTATTACCATTCTTAGGATTATGAGTTTCTATAGGTCTTAACACTAATGCACTGTTGGCTGTAAGACCAGCGTCTATTTTAAATTCTTTTTGGATTGCAGCTTGCTTCATAGCTTCTGCTAATGGTTTCCACTGCTCAGGCGGTAGCTCTTCATCAAGCACCCAGTATACATGTAAGCCATTACCTGAATGCACTATCATAGGTTTAGGTAACTTCAGGTCAGACACAAACTTCCCTAATGCTTTTAAACCTTCTTTCCAAGATTCATATGGTTTATTACCACCACAATCTATATCTATAGCTACTACTTTAGTAGCTCTTACATTATCTTGTTTCCTGTTTCCTTTCTGTTTAAATGCAGATATTGCAAAATAAGTATTGTTATTAGTTTTATCTAATCGTTCACATACTTGTGCAAGTTCCTCCCTAGACCTAAAAAACCCCTGCCGTCTACCGTCTTTGTTAATTACAGTAGTAACATAAAATCCCTCGTCTGGTAAAACTTGCTGAAAAAATTCCAACATATTCATATTTGATTTACCTTTGTCATAAGGGTAGCTGTGAAAACTTAAATGTAAAAAACGCAACTACCCCGTTCTGTTATACTATTCTTTTTCTTTTAAAACCTCAAGAAGCCTTCTGAATCTAAGTTTCTGTTCCATAGCTATAATCTCAGGCATAGGCCACCCGCTTTCCATAGCAGATAGTAATTTCCTTAAAGTATCTCGTACTCTCTCATCGTTTTTTCTACGGACAGATTTCCCTTTTACCCATCCGTAGTAAGTCATACGAGATACCTCTAGAATCTCAGCCATATTACCTGTAGTAAGTAACATGTGTTTCCTTAAAGCTTCTACTCTTTTAAAATCTAGAGGTAACTTTGCCATTAGTTTACTCCCCAACAAGTTTAGCTATTTCAGCAGCTAACTCATCATTAGTTGTTGTCGAAGGTACATCTTCAGGCTCTTCAACAGGTACAGGTTTAGCTTTAGGTTTAGCTTTAGGTTTTTCCTTTGCTGCAGGTGCTGCGTCTATGTTTACGCTTACATCAACTTGTTCCTGTGTGTTTGGAGATTCTGTTGATTCCGCCTGGTCAGCACCAGACACAAACCCATCTTCTTCCTCAAAGTCAAAACTGTCAGCTCCGCTACCTGTTCCTTCAACATATTGAATAACTTGCACAGCTTGAAGTCTTAGAGTTACACCACATCCAATAGCTGGCGAGCTATAAAATGCAAGTAATCCCCCAACTTTAAGTTCTGAGCCACCAAATATATTGTGGTCTATCATAGGTTGTTTCTTAGAATCAAATACAGCAGGCTTAAACTTAGATTTAAACTTAAATATAATGTTTCCTGTTTCCTCCCCATCTTCATCTACTTCATTACTAAATGGTAATGGTGCTTGCTTTAAATTTGCTTTAGGTTTTTTATCTTTTTCAGATTTCATACCAGCAACGAGCAACTCTTTAATTAATTTAACTAAAGGTTGGGCCTCTTCTTGCGGTATAGAAAGGTTTACTTTGTACATAGGTACACTTGCATACCCTTTCTCAACTGCTTGTGTATCAGGTTTACTGATATACGGATAGTGAGCAATACCCACTGGTGTTGTAATTTTCATAAGTCCTCCGACTTGTTATTGATTGAATACCCTACCTCAACAGAAAAATCAAAATCATCTGCGGTAGTTTTTGGTGTAGATATCTCGCCCGTAACTAACTTCACTTCTTCAGAATCTAATATTGTGTCAACATATTTCTGGATGTTGTCATTGTTAAACCCACTGAACTTAAATTTCAGTCTTGGGTAACTAACTTCCTCATCAAAACATAATGTTGTCCTACATATCTCAGGAACAATACCTCTCATAGATAATGTTTTATGATATGTATTTAGATTTTTTAAAGATGAAGGTGTTATATGCAAAAGATGTACACCCTCTTTTGGTTTGTCAGCAAGGATAACTGCTACTCTTTTTATATCAGAGCAATCTTTAACCTTGTACCCTTGAGGTGTTATCTTAGAACCCCATGCGTTGCGTGGACATAATGCACACACATCATTCTGAGGTGACACACTAGCTTTGTTAGGTGCCTTACCATCAAGGGAAAAACAATCTGGAGTCGTAGACTCCCTATCGTCTGACCATTCACTTTCGTACCACATCTTAGACACATTTGGGTTAGCCCCTACGAATACAACATCTAAACTTGTTTCAGATAGTTTGTCGTATGTACCGTCTCGGATGGTAGCAAAAGTAGAATTCTTTATTGAAAGTTTTTTTCTCATTAATCTTCCACTTTGTTTACTGGTTTTCTTACATTGACATCAATACGAGTACCATAGTTAATACCTGATGGTACCGATTTATCAGCCTCTATATAACCACGAACTGCTGTCTTACTAACTCTCTTTTCTAGTAAGTCAAAAGCGTCATTATCTTTTATAAACTCAAGCACTGCGTCCCAATCTGCAACTTGTGCAAAATCAGTAGTAGTTAAAAACGCTGTACCATTGCCTGTCTTAAAAGAATCTACGCCTTGTTCATCTGCTTGTTCTTTGATATATGCCTCTAGTTTAGCCATTTGCTCTTTAATACTTTTAACTTTCTCTTTAGTTTTAGATTCAAGAGTTTCTTTCTCGCCTCTTAATTTAAGGTATGTATCTATAACTTTGTTTATAGGTATGTTCATTCTTTCCTCTCTTTCTTAATAAGGTCTAGTAATAGACCTTGTAGTTTCTGTTTACTCCTTAACCGTTCATACATTTTATACTCAAGCTCTGTTGCCTCAATATGTATAATGTTTGATACATGTTTCTTACCAATCCTTTCTATTCTTCCATTCGCTTGAATGTATTGCTCATTGCTTGTCACAGGACCATACCATATGATAGTACTAGCTCTTGTAAGAGTAAGTCCATGTGCCATGGTAGCTGGGTGGGCAATAAGAACGTGAGGATTGTCTGCGTTTTGGAAGTCATGAAATATTTTGTTTCTTTTTGTAGCTGATACTTCTCCATTAACTACCGCAACACTCCATTGTTTAGAGAGAGCTCTCTCTAACATTCTTAATGTACCTGTTAAAGGTACAAATACTATAACTTTACCGTCAACTTGTTCTATTGTTTCTTGAACAACGTTAACTCTTGGAGAACAATCAACTTCTATGTGGTCTCCTTCATCTCCGTACACCACACCACAACTTATTTGTACAAGTTTTTGTAGTTTAACTGCTTCGTTAACAGCAGTAATTGTTCCTTCTTCTTCTAATTCTGTAGCAAAATGTTTAAGCATTTTGTTATAATGTTTAGTCTGGTCTGATGTAAGAGCAACCTTTCGAGTTTGAAACACAGTCTCTGGTAGGTCAAAGCACTCATCTCTTGTATATCTAACTGATGGATATAAAACTTGTTTAACTGTATCAATAGATTGAACTCTTGGTACCCATTTCCACTGACTAATTTTAAGCATTACCGATTCTCTAAAAGCTGTATATGTTTTAGTATTAAATGGGCTCTCAACAAGTTTAGCTAAAGCCCATGCGTCTGTAGGGTCATTAGGTGTAGGTGTACCTGTCATAAGCCAAAGTCTTGTATTGATTTCTCTTTCCATAAACTTACGAATAATTTTAAATCTATTAGTAGACGGGTTTCGCAACACAGCTGCCTCATCTATAATGATAACGTCAAACATGTTTCTACATTCTTGTTCAATTATTTGGAAACCATCGTGATTAATAATAAAAAAATCCGCTTGTGTTTTTAATAGTTGTTTTCTTTTAGCACTCGTACCATGTAAAGTTACTGCTTGTCTATGTGGGAAACTTTTAAATATACTATCCCCCCACACTCTCTCTAAAGTTGACAATGGTGAGATAACTAAAACCTTACGAATCTTTCCTATTTCCATGAGGTAGTCGCATGCCCATAAAGCTGATTGAGTTTTACCTGTACCTATTTCATTAAGCACCAACGCCTTGTCATGTATAGTTAAAAATGCTGATGTCATTTTCTGGTGGTGGTATGGAGTAAACTCCCCACTCCAATCGTAATAATAAAGTATTGGACTAGGAGCATTTAAACCAACTCTCTTCAAAATTTGAACCGACTCTACGGTATGAGGTGTGACAACAAGTTTGTGGTTGTTGTACGTTAATTCACGGGAATCAGGAATAGTCTCTAAAATTTTATTAGGAAACTTAGGTTTTAATGCTAATGCTTTTGCTTGTTCTACTACTATCATCTATAATCTTCTCTATGTAAGTTTTAACTTGGTTAATAGTTTTGTCATCATACACAACAAAACATTTACCTTTAGCCATTTCAATATCTTTCATACACTTAAGTTGTAAGGCGGTGGGTTTCTTAGTCCTGTCCGCCTTACACTCTACTCCAATAAAGCTACCGCAAACCACAATAACTCTATCAGGTATACCTGACTTACCATATATCCCTGATTGTGGCGAATAAAACCACACTCCAGAGTTTTTCAGAGACTTTAACATGGTGTCAAGTTTGTTTTTAATTTTTCCCTCTGGTGTATTAGCCATATTATAGATATTTACAATGTTGTCAAGTATTAAATTCGTGCATATTCGCAAATATTATTGGCTGGGCAATACCTACATAAACCGCTTGGTCTTGCTGGGAAGTTATTAGATGTATAGGCTTGGTCAATCTTATCTATTTTTGATAAAACATTAGTCCACATTATATTAGTATCGACATGATTAAAGTTCTCGGTATCTATCTTACCCTCCTTTAACCATACGAAAGTAGACTTAACTTTTTTAATATTGGGATAGTGCTTGAATACTTGCAGTGCAAACAGTTCTAACTGAAAAAAATCTGGTCTCCTCTTACCTGTTTTCCAATCCATTATAATAGCTGTGTCATCTTTGAGGATAAGAACATCTAGGATACTGCGTAACCATGCGTCATTGTCATACCAACCTGTTGGTGTAAGGTTTTCATTAAGGCATAACTGTTGTTCTAAATACAAGTCAGCATTTTCTGTAAGTTTTTCAATAGTGTTGCAAACTTGTTCGTGCTTAATTGATTCTTTAGGTAATGGCTCGGAGAGAGCCAAGCGATTTTCTAGTTGCTTGTGTACTCTCTCTCCATATATAGTAGCCTCACTTCCCATATCTTTTACATCTTTGTTTATTCTCTGATGTAGATACCTTTTAGGGCATTGTTCAAACATCTTAATAGATGAATAGCTATGTGTAAGTTTTTCCATTACTTTGGTTGTTGATTCATTCTATTAATTATATCATGCTTTAATAAATCAATCCTACCTAACTCACTCATAGTGTCATCCATCTGTGTTGAATGTCTAATATATGAATTACCTACTCTTAGCAAAACAAAAACATGTGTCACTTCATCATTATCTTCTGCTACTTTTTTTGTTTCATCTAATATTTTCATTACATTTTCTTTTGTTGTCATTTGCAATCTCCATAGTTATTACCCACCCCACTCTCACATGCAACAGGCAAATTGCCTGCCCAGCCAGGTGGAGTAGACATTATTGTCTCAACGTGTTTCTGTGTCTTTGTATAGTTTTTAGCGTCAGCCAAACAAATTAGTTCATCATGTACTTGAAATAAAACTTTGTGTGTTTTCCCTAGTTCTACCATCTGTTCGGATATAACTAACCTTGCTAGTGCTTGTACTATATTCTCAGTCACTTTTCCTCCATAGATTTTAGTCCATTCCTTATCTTCAAGAGTACCATTAAGTTGTAGTTTCTTATAAGTTCTTGAGTTAGAAATGTATTCAAACCCATTATCTGTTCGCCTTAGTTTTGGATATCTAATGCGAAGTCCATTCGGTAATAAGATTCCTCTAGAATCGTATTCCAACATGTCATCATGTATACTGCCTTTCCTATTATGTAGTATCCCACGCAATGCGTAATTACACACTCCCCAGAAAATTACAATCATATGGTTTTTTTGTCTATACAAGTTGACAATTCTTTGTGCCTCATTTATATCAATATCTACTGACATACCACCCTGTCCTAATGCCAAGGTATCTTTAAATTTTACTGCCCCCATTCCATAACCAAGCCCTAATATACAAGTCTTGCCTACAAATCGTTCTAGTTTATCTTCTTTAGTAATCTTCCTATTATAAATCTCACTAGCAAATTCACTGTATACATCTCTACCTTCTTTAAATGCTTGTATTAAATCTTTTTGTCCGCTTATATATGCAACCATTCGAGCCTCAATCTGTGATGAGTCACAGGCAATTAGCATTTTATCTTTTGGTACTGTCAATGCTTTACGAATAGCCCCATTACGAGGTAAGTTCTGTAAATTAAGTTTATCCCCACCACTAAACCTACCTGTATGAGCCCCATAATAATTTAAAAGGATTGGTAATTTACCTCTATCACTTACATTAATTAAGTTCTCAGCTCTTGTCTGTTCAATAGTAGACTTAACATTCAATCTTGCTCCAACAAGTTCTCGTACGATTGGATTATCGTGGTGACTTAGAGACGTAAGCTGTTTGTCTGTCTTTGCAAATGCATAAGTCTCTTTACCTGTTGTGGCGGAAATTTTTTTCGGTGGCTCCACGCCAAGTTTCTTCAAAATTTTTGCGAACATATTATTAGAGGACAAAATTTTTTCCACGCTTTCAGGTGGGGCTCCAATTTTAGTAGCCAAACTGTCAACAAGTTTATGTTTGTCTGACTTTATCTTCTCTGCGTGGCTGCATAAAAGTTTTTTGTCAAGTTCAATGTGTGGCTCGGTGTACATTCTAATTGTTTGGTCTATAACTTTAAGTTCAGACTTAGGAAAATCTTTAACTAGAATTTTAAAGAGTTTGTAAGTTAGTTCGACATCATTAATACAGTAGTTTGCATAGTCCTCAAGTTCTTTAGGAGTAAAGTCTTTCTCTCTTTTACCTAAAGCATTGATAACTTCAGTTCCTTTTTTCCCTACCTTATATATAGAGGAAAGATTAGCCAACGAGCAACCTACAGTTGCATTGTGGAGTGGTCTAGCCATAGACATAGTATCTAGCCAAAACTTAGGATTAATGTTGTAGTGCCACGAAAGTATAGACCCATCAAAAATTGTGTTGTGTGCAAGTATACAAGAATTACTCATGTCTACGGAAGCCAGAGCGTCATGGACATTTTTATACCAACGTGTTGGTGTGTCATTTACCTTAACCGCCATCCCGATGACCTCAAACCTTTCGTCTCTAATGTAAGATTCAGTTGTCATTTTAGATAGAGAGTAGTCCCTATCATAATAGGTTTCAAAATCTATAGTTATTATATCCATGCTACCCCTGTTCTGCTTTCTTAATTAGTATATCTAAATATTGTCTAGCTTTTTTCAAGTCCTCTATCTGCCCTTGTTTCGTTGGGTGTTTGTGTTGCCACCTACAGACATACTTGATTACATTTGATTCACAATAAGGTATTTCATTCTCAACAATAAATGTTATTGGCTCAATCTTATACCTTGTGTAGTGTTCTGGTTTCTCTACCTTGTCATTACTTTTTACTATTGTCATACATTTTCCTCCTCATATGGTTTAAAATAAAATATAATATTGCCCTCTAATGTTGCAACATCATCTGATACTCCAAAGTGTTCCTCCTCGTTGTACCATGCCCAATTAGTATGACCATACTTCCTCCTACAATAATCATCTATTACTTCTGTTATATCACTACTCATCATCTTCCTCCTCTATAAAATAAACTTCAACACTATCTACTACATTTCCATTAATGTCTTTTACCTCAACATGTTTAGCTAACTTTATTCCACTTTTAATTACAATGTCGCTAACTCCATATCGTGTATATTCTTTACTCATTTGTTTTCCTCCTTATTGTACCCCATGACTATTGTTTTAGTTTTACATTCTTGACAGACAAAAGGTACACACCCATATTTGACATCATGTTCATCATGCTTTGTTTCTTTCTTACAAGTCTCACAAAATTTCCATTCCCACCATTCACTCATCATCTTCCTCCTTTTGATAGGCAATAATTAAAAAGTTATAACCACCTGTTGATTCCTCTAAAGGCAAGACTTCATTTACTAATGAAAGTAATGGTGTCTTACTATATGTATCACTACCTATCCATATATGTCCTGTTTCATTGGGTATTAAATCCCATTTGTTGTCCTTTAATAATTGTTTTTGTTCTTCAGTTAATTTCATTTGTTATTCTCCTTATCATCTTGTGCATAATCGTGGTCGTAACCTTGATAATCCTCAATTATTTCTTCTGTTTCTGCATTTTCTCTATACACATCATAGTAGCCACAGTCTTCGCAACCCATAATGTGTCCTACTTCATCATCATTAAATGTTTCTTGATAGGCATTGTGTGAGCCACACTCTGTACAACACCACTCTCCTGTACTACTACTCATCATCTTCCTCCTAGTAAACAACCTGAAACTTCTTCAGCGTTGTTAGTTCATCTTCTGTTATTTCTTTAACCCATTCGACCCATACTATTGCAATCGAATCAAGCCAATAACCTCTATTGGTTTTATCATACTCATCATCAATTCTTTCATTACTAAAAAAATCTGATAGCACATGCCTTTCGTTTAGCTTTCCATTTTTATAATCTTCCTTGCTTACTGTTTGGTACCAACAATAATGCTCATACTCATACTCTCCACTTCGTTCTTTAATCTTTGCTAATATCATCATCTTCCTCCTCTATTAATGTATCAAAGTCTGCTAATGTATTGACTGCTACATTTACATCATACTCTAAGGTATCATTAGACCTCATGCCATACCCAATCGGATAACATAAACCTGTTTTCTTACTACGAATAACTGTGACTGCAACCAAACATTCACAGTCTGTATCTTCAAGTATGCTATTCATAACCTTACTGTTCATTCCTTTAATCATACTTGGTTTAATAATTATTTCTTTTGTCATAATTCTTTCTCCCACTCTATTATTTTTTCATACAGCTGACTGGCACATTCCTGTCTAGTATAACCCTCTGTATTATCATTTAGTTCTTTCCTCAGCCAACTTTTAATTTTGTCTATCAACAGTCTCCTGTCCATACACATCTGAAGAAGTTTGGCTTTGTTAGTCTCATCATCTAGAATTTCTAAACTCATAGTATTACCTCTTTAACTGATTTAAATGTAGCCCATGAACATGTTTTTAAATCATATCCTTGCCCTTTTACCCATTCACTTTCCGTTCCAACAACAATAGATACTTTCCAATAAAGAGTTACCTCTCCATTAGCACAGTCACATACTGCTATGTTTACAGATTTAACATCACTTTCACTTGTCATTTTATTACTCCTGTTTTGCGTTGCGTTTATGTTCAGCCATACTACTATCACTAAACAATTCTATTAATTCATCAGCTTGTTTATCAGTTAGGTTATTTGATAATGTTTTCTTTTGGCTATTAAAACCTATGCTTTCAAAAACATTTAAAAATTGTTTAAATGCTGTACTGTATTCATTTAAATAATTTCGTATGTGTTCTGGTTGAATTTCATTTTGCCCTAATGGGTTTCTCATTTGAAAACTATAATTACTTATTTGGAACGAGATATTATATCTCAACAAGTTTAGGTATTGATTATTTAACTCTCCTGATTTCATAACTGATAGAATATATTCAGTTAATTTTGTTTCTTCTAAAGTTATTTTTCCAGAATGATAATGATAAGACTCTATATTATTTATTATTGCTTTTACTTTTCTCCTTATCACATCATGCACATCATCATCTAAAAGTTTAAAACCACCTAGAGATGTCATAGTCAAAAGCATTTTCTTATGGGGTGTAAGTAATGACCTCCATAGTTTTCTTTCATCTCCTCTCTCTACTGTCTTTTGTCTTTGCTTTGCATTTAGGTATTCACCTGTCAACAAGTTATACTGTAGCCCATTAAATATATAAGGTAATTCTTTAAAATCAGTACACCCTTTTGCTATATCCCACATTGTCACTACCGAATAATTATTTGTGCCTAATCGGTAAAGACATACAGGCACGTAGTTAGGCATACTGTTTACTTGTGATTGTCCACCAGCTTGTGCCATTGATAACTCCCATGTCATAATATTATTATCATCAACAGTAAACATAGGCTGATTATAATGCATTACTTTTATTTTAGATTTGTCAGTTAATGCATAGAACAATCTAAACCCACTAGGTTTAATCGGTTTACCTTTGTCTTGATTTCTACAATGGTTTTCTAATAAGTCTTTTAGGTTATCAAACCTTATGTCTATAAAGTCCCTACTGTTTGCATTTGCTCTCTCATACATATCACTTGGGTTATTAAGACCTTGCATAACTGGTCTGTTTATTAAGTTATTATATTGCCATATTCCCATAGTCTACTCTCCATCAATTAGTTTACTAGTTTGTACATGAGCTGTTAGCCCATCAAAGTCTATACCAGATGTTTCATCAACAACATCTCTAGGCTCAGATGTATTCCTCTCAACAACTCTTTTGTGTCTATCTTTAGCCTCCTCTGGTACTAAATCCCATAACCCCTCCCATTGCTTTAATGCTTTGTTTAGTGTGGTATGTGCATTTAATAACGCCTTTACATCAGAAAGAAACTTATCTCTCTCAGCATATATATCAAATATAGGTTTGTTTATCTCTTTGATTTTATCTCTAAGCCAAGTAAATTTTTCATCATTCCAATCTAATTTAACGTAGCTATCACTACCCAATAAATTATATTTACTATCGCTATCATTACGATTAACAGGTATAGGTCTTTCTTTAGATAATTCTAAAGTCATTCCACCATACCCAGAGTCTTGAAGTTCCCTTGCTATTTCTGAATATGAATAGCCACTACTATGTAATTCAGCATTATCAAAACCATTAAAATTAATAGATTTTTTATACCTTATAAAATCTCTTGGGATACTAAGAAGTTTATTCTGAAGATGTTCTGGTATGATGGTATCATATATCTTATCGCCCCAACCACTTACATCAACAGGATTATTCTTTGTATAAGATTGTATTCTTTTGGTAAATACATGCTCAGCATTACGATTAATATCGTGACATAGACTGTCACTTAGTTTAACTGTAGCCATAATTTTACTCCTTTGGTTATAGTTAATTGTTGTCATGCATTCTGACTATCTCGCCAAAAGGCACTCTCATATTGTCATCACTTGTGGTAGATATCCACAGTACAGGGTACTCAGGCTCTTTACCAAAGTCACTACAATACAAGTCAGTAAGAAACACACAAGCCAATGGCTGTATATCTTTCTTATCTAGGTATTCAAATACAGGGCTGAATGCTGTACCACCTCCACCATGAGGCTTGATTACAACATCATCTCCTTTATTGAATTCATCATAGTGAGATACTTCACTATCAAAGTACACCACATGTAAACGACTTGGTAATAAGTCTTGCCATATGGTATTTATCTCACTGTTAAATTGGTTTATCTCATCTTGACCAACAGAGCCAGAGCAATCAACAGCCACAGCTATCTCGCCTAGTCCCATGCCTGTAACACTAGGCATATACATTCCTTGGGTAATAAATCTTCTGTTAGGTCTAGCATAAGTTCTATCATCAACACGAAGTTTTTGCATAAACTTAAGTAGTACTTCTTTCCAATCTACTTTAGGTCTAAGTACTTCATTCACTAGTCTCTCAATACCAGAAGTCATCTTACCCATAATCTTAGTAGCATTGGCTGATTGAGCCACTTTAACTTTCCATTTAGCTGATAGTCTGTCCAAGTCAGATTGTGTCTTAGCTTGTTTATCATTGTTGTTACCAATACAATCATCTAGTGGCTGTCCCTCGCCACCCATACCTTGCTCATCTTTCGGTGTATCAGGTAATAGATTGTAGATACCATCAGTATTTCCTTTACCTTGTTCGTAGATATTCCTATCAAGTAAGCCACCATCTGGCATTTTACCAATCCCATCTTCATCAAGCATATGATTGATTACATAGTCACCAGCTTGATTCCACTTGTAGCTATCTCTAGTCTCTAGTCTGAAACAATGTCCTAGCATAGGGTGACATACCTCATGTGCTAGAAGAAACACTAGCTCCTCATCAGTTAGACTATCCACATAATCAGGGTTTAGTACAATTACCTCACCATTTGTACCAGCTGTTGGTATACTTGTGTCCCATACTATATCCATACCGAACAGTAGATTACCAACAAAAGGATAGCGAAGTATCAACTGAGTCTTAGCTCTCTTTACTCTTTCATCTCTAGTCATTCATGTATTCCTCCATCTGTTTCAAAATCTCTCTAGACTCTATGGCTTTCTGTCTCCTCAAGTCTAAGTCTAGCCTTAGAGATTCTGGGTTATTGTTCGCCAACTTTGTGTCAACTTGTTGTCGTATGTTCTCCAAGTTAACATCATTGGTGATATTCATACGCTTTAGAACATCACATAGCTCTTTCAAGTTATCAATCATAGTATCCCTAAAGATATTCTTATTGTCTGACAGCTTATCAGCTATGTGTTTAACCTTATCGTATAGTCTTTGCCATGCCTCACGCATAGCATTTTCAATAGAACTTTCTACTTTCTCTCCAACTTGTTTGCGTATGTTTTCCAACTCGCTACTCGCAATGTCTACTCTGAAATCATCAGAGGGTATAGGTAGCACAGTCATGTCCATACCAAATTTTAGTTTCAGTTCATACTCAGTAGGGTATTCATCAGGGTTATATAAACTACCTAAGTCCCTTTGTGCATTCAACTGCAACTGTGGATATTGATTTATAAAAGTATCTACTAATCTAAACCATTCAACTTTCATCTCATTAAACCTTTCCATGAATGGCATATAGTTTTCAGTAGGTAATATCATAGTACCATCACTCAACCAAGGTAGAGTGTTCTGGTAAAAGAACTGCCTAACCAACGTAGTATACTTGTGTACATTACCAAGATACTCATTGTTAGGTAGTAACGATTTATGATAAGTACCAGCTGTTGTTATTGCGTTGTTAGTCATAGCAACTTGCTCACTAACCTTTTTATCACGCTTACTCATAGTAGGCTGTGATACATTTAGCTGAACTAACAATGCTCTCTCATCTAGTTTCATAATATTTTCCTCTCTAGTTTATCTACCAGCTTGTGTAAACTTGGCATTCTTAACCATCAACTCTGCATAAGGCTTACCTACTGCAACAAATGGCTCGATACCATGCTTACTCTGTACCATTTTCAGTGCAAGTATTGAATACTCTGCTCTGCCATTATCAAACAATCTGTCTAGATACTTGATAAAGTTTTCAGCATACTTATTGGCAATAGTACCAATAGAGGCACACAAGGCACACATAACATCTGGTTTCTCTGGTATTAGTGCTGTACTAGGTGACTTAAGTATTTCTTCAGGTTTAGGTAGGTCTGCATAAGTCTGTAGAAAACCAACAAACTCAGCTCCAGCTCCCTCACCAACTGCCCCCATAATACATTCTTGCAATGTAATATCTACACTACCATCTTTCATGTAGTCATTACCCCACAACTCCATGATAGCTGACACACCCTCAACCCAAGACCTTGGTGTAGGACTTTGCTCTTTTTGTGGGTTAAACATGTGCAGTAAGTCTGGTCTAAATTGTACAAACCCTTGCACAAGAGAGTGAACACCATTTTCTGATGACCAATCTAGCCAATTAGATATGTTAGTATCTAGCTCAACTATAGTCATTCTATTACCCAAGTGTCTTAGCATTGATACAACACCAGACCTATCGGATTGTTTATTACCTGTCATAATAAACATAATGTCCTTTAGTTTTTTACCATGATGGATACCACTTTGTACCATGTTAGCTACAACCTTTTGTATATCGTGACTAGCCTGACCGAAGTCATCTAAACACACAATAACTTGTTGGTCATGCTTACTACCCTCAACAGGTATCCACTCAGGTAACACATACTTGATAGTGCCATCAGGCTGAGGCATAGGTATACCCATATCCTCTACCAACATAGTAGGCATATGTACTTCTACATACTCTACTCCTAGTTTCTTGGCTACATCTCTGACAATGGTAGTCTTACCACCACCTGGAGAGCCTTGTATATAAGTAGTTCGCTTAATAGCAAACAATCTCTCCAATGTAGTCATTAGTTCTTTAGCTTTCATATTTACTCCTATGATTACTAGTTATATCTATACGCCATGTATAGAATTCATTAAGGCGAGGATTTGGTACGCACTTGAATTTAGTCCTCATTAAGTATTCGTGTTGCAACTAAAACCACAATACACCTTATTAATACCCAACTTTCTCCCATACCTGTTAGAGTCATTGTTAATAGGAATCCCACATCTAGTTAAGGTATGTTCCCACCTAACAGTATTAATTCATTGAG